AGCGCGTTACTGCTAACTAAGGTCGATTGGTCAAACCCCACTCTCGAACAGCTCGATAACTGGGGTACGCTTGAGCAGCTAGATACGTTTGGCACGCTTGAGCAGATGGCCGACCTTGAGGTTTTGGCGTTTGAGGGTTCCGCATCTGTCGCGCTAACAGCCACCGGCGCTGTGCAGTTTGCTATTGAGATAGCAGGCACCGCAAACGTCGCGGTCACAGCAACAGCCACGCCACAGCATGTGCAGGTTACTGACGGTGCCGCGTCTATTGCGGCAACTGTCACAGCCTCAGCCAACCGCGTGCAGCCTTTTGCGGCATCGGTAACTGGTGCGGCGAGCGCCACTGCAAGCGCAATATTTATTGCGTCTTACGGCGGCAGCGCCACAGTCGCCTTTAACGCCACGGCTCAGGCGTTTTTGGTTTACGCATTTGAGGGCGAGGCGGAAGTAGCCGCCACAGCCACAGCGTCACCGGTCGCCGAGTTTGCTATGGTCGGGTCGGCAGAGCCAGAAATTACTGCTACAATCAGCGGCAGCATATTGGGCGAAGAGTGGTCAGCGATTGCGCCTACCACACCGTCTTGGGCGGCGGCTTCGGCTGGCGCGCCTAGCATTTGGTCTAACGCCCCAGCGGCGGCAACAGGGAATTGGTTGGGACAATGATACAGTTTGGCGAATGGCTACCGGATCAGCCTGACTTTACCAACGCAGGCGTCATTGAGGCGACAAACGTGGTGCCGGCGTATAACGGATACCGCAGCTTTAACGACTTTGTCGATTATTCAAACGCGGCGTCTAGCACCCTGCTAAACATATTTGCGGCTAAAGACAACGATGGCACCGTGCGCCTGTTTGCTGGCGACAACGGAAAGCTGTATTTGTTTAACGCTGGCACGACAAACCTAGACGACGTCAGCAAGGCAGGCTCGCCCGCTTATGATCTGGAAAGTAACGAGCGCTGGCGCTTTGTGCAGTTTGGCGACACGGTTATTGCATCCGGCGGTATTGGCGAAGAGCTGCAAAAATATCAGCTAGGAACCGATAGCGCGTTTTCTAATTTGTCCGGCACGCCGCCAAAGGCTGACTTTATCACCGTGGTAAGAGATTTCGTCTGGGTGGCTAATATCGACGAAGGCTCGGGGCGTGTGCCGTACAAGGTGCATTGGTCAGGATTTAACGACCCCACGAGCTGGACTGCTGGGACCGATCAAAGCGATTTTCAGGAAATTCCTGATGCGGGCCAAATTGTCGGAATCGTCGGCGGAGAGTACTGCACGATCCTGATGGAGCGAGCCATCGTGCGTGCCACTTACTCAGGCCCGCCGCTGATATTCCAGTTTGACAAGGTTGAGACCGCCAGAGGCTGTCAGGTGCCGGGGTCGGTTTGTAACATCGGCCACAACATATTCTACCTGTCGGATGACGGTTTTTACATGTTCGACGGGGCGCGCTCACAGCCTATAGGCGCAGAGAAGGTCGACCGGTTCTTCCTAACGCAAGACTTCAACTTCTCGTATAAAGACAAGATGACGTCTACCGTTGACCCGCAAAATCAGCTCGCCGTGTGGTCGTATGTGTCAAACAGCTCTCTCGACGATCAGCCAGATACATTGCTGATATTCAACTACGCGCTGGGTCGGTGGTCTTTGGTGAGGGTCAAGAACGACTTGGTGGCGCCATTCTTTACCGCTGGCTACACGCTAGAGGATTTGGACAACATCAGCACCAGCGTGGACGCCCTGCCAGCCTCACTTGATAGCGCGCTGTATAAGGGCGGCCAGTATCTGTTTGGTGGCGCAAATGGCGCTAAAATAGCGGCGTTTTCCGGCGACCCAATGCAAGGCACGATTGTCACCGGCGAGGCGGCAGTCAAGGTCGGAAACCACGCAATAGTCACGCGCCTGTACCCGTACCACGAGGGCGGGTCGGTCGAGCTGTTTGTGGGATTGCGCGGCACGCCGACAGACACCGTTAACTTTCAAGCGGGTGGCACGACAAACGCCGCAGGATTTGTGCCGTTTCGGGCGCATGACCGCTACCACCGAGTTAAGATGCTACTCAGTGGTCAGTGGTCATACGCCCACGGCATTGATGTTGATGTGAGGCCGGTGGGTAGACGATGACGATTGAACAGCGCAAAGCTAACTTTCGCACGCTTAATCCGATCACGGCGACAACCCGTGAGATTGCCGAGGTGCTTAACCGCACGATCAATGGCGGCCTCAACAGTATCGGGTATGTTACCTTGGGTTCAAACGTAACCGAGACGACGGTATCTGAGCCACGTTACAGCACCGAGAGCTTGGTGTTTTTTTGCGGCGTTGATCACGACCCGTGGCATCACAACCCGTATGTGAAGGGGACGAGTACAAATGGAACAATGGTTATCGGGCATGACAACCAAGGACATGAAGCCGATTTCGCCTATCTTATTATCGGATAGCGACCGTCTCGGTGGACACTGGGAGCGGTGCCACAAGTGGATTAGCGACGCGCTGGAGTATGCTGGCGAAACGCACACTATGGAAGACGTCTACCACGCTGTGGCTACCGGCAAGGCACAGTTACATCCGCTAGAGAAGTCTGCTATTATCACAGAAATAGTGGACTACCCGCAGCGGTCTATATGCCGCATCTGGCTTGCGGGCGGAGACTTGAGCGAGCTGACTGAGGCGGAGAAGTCCATATCGGTTTGGGCTAAGTCACTCGGATGTGACGCGATGGAGATTATTGGCAGGAAGGGCTGGCAACGGCACCTCAAAGATTACACCGCGACGGCGGTTATTTTGGCGAAGGATTTGAACGATGAGTAAAGGCGGCGGATCAACACGCACAATCACCCAGACGCAAGGGCCACCAGAATACGCCAAACCGTTTATCGAATACGGTATGGGTCAGGCCAAACAGCTTTACACAGGCGGCACCGGCCAGCAGTATTACCCCGGCCAGACGGTTGTGGGTTACTCGCCGGAAAGCGAGATGGCATTAGCAGGTCAGCGTCAGATGGCGACTACCGGCTCGCCGCTTATTCCAATGACACAGGCCGTTGTGGCGCAAAACCTAGCAGGCACAAACCCACTACAGTCGGCTGCGTTCCGCCCAGCTATCGAGGCGGTGCAGGCTGAGGCGGCCAAGTCTGGACGCTACGGCTCAGGCTACCAGCAGGCGGCACTTGGTCAGGCGCTGGCGCCACTAGCGTATCAGGCGCAACAGGAAGCACTGGCACAGGCGCCGGGCGCGTATGAGTTTGGTTTCCGAGACTTGCAGAAGCTGGCCGAAGTCGGCGCGGCGCGTGAGGCGCAGTCTCAGGCCGAGCTGCAAGCTGACATGCAACGCTTCCAATTTGAGCAAGAGGCACCGGGTCAGGCGTTGGCTAATTATATGGCGATGGTACAGGGCGGGACGGTAGGCGGCACGTCGTCACAGCCGGTATTCCGCCAGCCGGTTGGCTCGGCGCTGTCAGGCGCACTTGGCGGCGCACAGATGATTGGTTCGTTTGCACCCGGATACGCTGGCTTAGGTGCGGCGGCTGGCGGCTTAGCGGGATTGTTGGGGGCTTAGTATGGCGCAGATGACACCGGCACAGCGATTTCTAATGATGACGCAGGGGCGTCAGCCACGCCCCGTTGCTAACATGATGCGACAGTATCAGACGCCTGCCGGGATTACCCCGCGTATGGCGTTGCAACGCCCACAGCCACCGGCACCAGCTATGCCAGCGGCAGCTCGTCTATCGCCAATGATGCAGCGCGTCGCGCAACAGGCCGCTATGCCGCGCATGACGCCGCCTGTGGCTGGCGCGGGTGCGACAACACCCCCGGCGACCACAACGCCAGCAGGCGGCCAACCTAGCGGGTTTATGAGTGCGTTTAGCCAGCCGTTGACGTCACCGGTCGGTCAGGCGATTAGCCAAGCCGCGATTGCGGGTGCGCGCGCCAGCGACTACTCGCCTACACCGGTATCGCTCGGCCGTGTATTAGCTGAGATGGGTGCGGCGGCTTCTGGCGGGTATATGGCAGGCGAAGAACGTGAACGTCAAATTAAAGCTGACGAGCGCGCAGCGAGACTGGCGAATTTACAGGCTATGACCGCTTATGCGAAGGCCGCACGCGGCGAAAAGCCAACGATGAAAATGCTGCCCGTAGAGGGTGGCGGTACGCAGTTGACTATGATCGACCCATACACTGGGGAGGAGCTACAAAAAATTGGCGGAGTTAAGCCGCCGTCAGGTATGAGGTTGGAATTTGATCCAGAAACGGGGCAAATGACTTTTGTGCAAGGTGCTGGCAGCGATTTAGAAAAAGGCACAAAAAAGGATCTGGAAGCCGACATATCAAACCTTACCGGTCAACTATCTATGCTAGATCAGGCGGCGGCCACGTTTGATCCAGAGCTTTTGACCTATGGCGCAGAG